TGACTAAAAGCAGAAGCAGGCACAACAGCAAACTCACCTTCAGCATCCCAATACAAACGATTACAAGCACCACCACCATACTCATACCACCAAGCATCAAACTTGACTGAAACATCAGCGATCATAGGCACAACAGCCGAACCACCAGAACAGCCCTTCGGCCACCAATTCTCTATAACAGGCACACCATCAAAAGACATGTAGAAACCATCATCAGCCCACGACTGAAACAAAACATCCGCAGAAACAGAAGAAGTCAGATAACCAGAATAATGAATAAGCACAAAGTCAGCCTGGCAGTCAGCAACAACATCGCCACCAACATCAAAGTTTATGTCTGCAACAGAAGTTACAGCAGAATTACACAGCTCATAAGGTTGCATTTCAGGCAAAGCACCTTCAGCAAAAGTATAGACATCAACTTTTAAACCATTAGGGTCAGCTTGAGCGACAGTCAAAGGCCAAAAGATAAAAGTCAAAATAAAGAAAACAGTAACAAGAAACTTAGGTTTCATTATTAGTCTTTAGGCTCAGGCTTCACATTCTTCAACTGAACAGACTGCTGGAAAGCAGCGTTAATCTCATTTTGCGATAATTTACCATCTTCAAGGAAAGCCAAAGACAGTTTCTCAATCACTTTAGCGACAGCAAGAATACCGCCAATAGCAGCAGCAGTAGCAGGTGCAACACCACCAAGCGAACCAGCACCAATAACACCTAACGCTGAAGCAACAAAAGTAGCAACAACTCTAAGTAAAACATTTCCAAAAGCCTTCATTATTTCGCTCCATTCTCAAGAATATGTTTCATCGGATCAACTAATGCTTCATAGGCAGCCAAATGAATGGCAGGATTACTCCAAGACTTATTAGCTTTACCAATAGATAGGTGAAGATGAGCACCGGTAGAAGCTGAACCGCTAGGCGTATTCTTGCCACCCCCAACAAGGCCAATAACAGTCTTACCTGCAACAACCTTTTCATCCTTCTTCAGGTCAGATTGTTTAGCCAGGTGAGCGTAAAGAACAAACATTCCATCTTTAGCAGAATGAACAAGAAACCAGCCTAAAACATCAGACCACTCATTAATAAACACTGTGCCATCAGTAATAGCGTGAATCGGAGACTTCTCTGCAGGATGCCAGTCTTGTCCTCTGTGAGGTCTGCCATTACGGTAAGGGGCTAGATTGCCGAACTCGTCTCCACGAAGTTTAGGGCTAAAAGGTTCAATATAGATTGCGGTCATACCACAATTTTAGATTAGCGAATGTTATCCGTTTAGCGCAGTGATCTGTTGTTGCACTGCAATAATCGCAGACTTAATAATCTCTATGTTCGCAGTCAAGCGTTCAACTTCTTCAGTGTTACCGAGAGCAGTTGCAACAGTTCGAGCTTCTTCATTATGCCAGCCTTCAACATTTAACGCTTCAAGACGAGAGTTTAGCGTTTGTAGCTTGTAATCGTTTGATACATCAAAATCAGACATTATGTTCTTTCTTAGGTAGTAGGTATGTTGTCAAGGATAGTTGTTTCTGCGCCTGCTGTACCTGCACGAACAACAAGTTTTAGTGTGCCTGTATTAGTGCCATCTCTAAAATAAAGTTTGGCAGAGTTTGCACCAGGATTTGCTGCTGCTGTTGTTTGCCTACCAAAACGAGCATAAGCACCAGAGTTTTCTTCAGCAACAATAAAAACATCATTTAGAGTTCTCATGTTAGTTCCATAAATACCACCAGTTGATGAGATTTTTGCTAATACTGTTCCACCGGAGTTTTGCCATTCCTGCAAGTTAGCTGATTGAGAAGCAACACCACGAATAACAGCTCCGACTTGTGCTGTTCCGTTAGTGCCGACAGATAGAGTTGCAAGAAAAGGAGCTCCACCTTGACGAGTGTAAGAAGTTATGATTCCAGTTGTGTTGTTGTTCAATAAACCTATGGATGAAATGCTTGCAACAGTTGCACCTGACGAGTCTTGCCATTCCTGCAAGTTAGCAGACTGAGATGCAGCACCACGAACAGCCAAAGGGACTATTGCTGTTGCAGCGTTTGTAATGAGATGCCCGCCAACAGTGAAAGTGTTAGCGCTGTTTCTTTGCGCGATGTTTGTTAGATCTATACCAATAATGGCTGAGCTTGAACTGCCTGAATTAGTTATAGGGGTAGTAACAGAAACGACACCTGAAGCGCCCTGATCGCCCTGAATACCTTGAACTCCTTGCAAACCGACACTCGAAGCCGACACTTGCGTTACCGATTCAGTGACAGCAACAGCAACATCCTGCTCGCTAACAGTTACAGCAGTAGTAGATTCAGTTACCGAAACAACAACATCACTCATCTAGTCACATTTCCTACAACAGTGAAAGCACCCTGAAGCAGGCGAGTAACCTGACTGCCAGAAATCAACTCAAGGTCATAAGCGTAAGAACCTGAAGATAAAGCAGAAGATTGCGCTGAAGTAATAGCGACAGCAACAGTTCCAGCAGTGCCACCCAAAGTAATCCCTGTCCCCGAAGTCAAAGACACCAGATAAGCAGTGGAATCAGCTGCTTCACGCACCTGCATAGCGGCAGTATAGCCAGTCAAGTTTAGGGCAGTGCCAGATTGTGTAATGGTAAAAGTTCTATCCCAATCCGCACCCTGATAAGCAGTGATGTTATATGTTCCAGGGTTAATCATTTCAATCCTTTACTAATCAAATAAACACTTACCGAAGTTAAGACAGCAGTAATCAAAGCAGGTATCCAAGCACTACGATTTATTTGTTTTTCCAAATCACGAATACGATTTTCGTGATCGCGTGAAGCATCAAGAATCTGAATACTATTTGCTTTCAAAATTTCGATGTCGCGAATAATTTGCAACAACAAAGTCTGATTATTAGGTTTAGTCGGCTCAGTCATTTACAGTCATTTCCTGACCACACAAACCACAAACAAGGATTCCTTCAGCAGGCGCAGTATTAGGCACACCCTTTACTGAACATGATTCTGTTTTACAACTTAACATAATTATTCCTAACCCGCAGCAGTTCCAGTAGCCATCATTATTGCTAAACCATAAACAGTCTGTGTTGCAGGCTGAGAAGCACCACCATTATTTACTAATGCAATAGTTGCAGTTCCAGTATTTACAGCATTTACAACAGGCGTAAAATATGCTCCAGAAGTGCTCAACCCAACAATAATAGGGGCAGTAGTAAATCTTGAAACAGGTAAAACAACAGACACTAAAGCAGAGCTAGCAGCAGCAACAGCAGTGCTCGGCCCAGTAGCGGAAAACGCGTAAACCGCAGCAGGCAAAGGCTGCCAAGTAGCCCCATCATAATGTTCAATATGGTCTTTATCAGTCAGGTAAGCGAGCTGACCATTTATAGGCGTCACAATCGCGGTAGCTCGAATAGCAGATGAACCAAAAGTTCCAACAACCTGCGCTGAAACATAAGTATTCAAATCAGATGCTGTAAGCACATCGCCGACAGCCCAAGTTTTCAAAGTCATAAAAGTTCTCCTAAAGCCCTAGTTTACTATCCCAAAATAGAAGTGTCTAAAACAGCTAGATAAGGACTATCTAACCGCATACCTAAACGATCTAATGAAGCCAGTTTATAAGTGTATTCAACTCTTTCAGGGTCAGCATTACAGTCCATACCTAAAATCTGATAATACTTTGCAACCACTGCACCTGTTGCCGAAGGTTGAAAACAAACCCTAACCACATCACGCAACTCTAAAGCTAACAACAAGTTTTGTTGAACAGTAGTCAAACCATGCAAAGCAACAGTAATAGCAGAAGCCCTATATTCTGGTAAACGAAATTCAGCCAAATAACTTATAGCCAAAACTGCCGGTCTAGTAACAGAAGTAGTCAAATTATCTGTTTGCGACCAAGAAAAATTGCCATAACGAGAAATAAGCGCAGTATCCGAAGCAGTAGCAGTAGCGTTCACACCCACAACTTGCACATTGTTATACATCTGATCTGAAGCATAAGTTATCTGCAAATCAGTAAAAGGAATACCTGTGCCATTACCATACAAAGCGCCCTGCGAGTTCTGGTCAGCGAAAGTAACTAAAGTAGGTGCAGTTGCAGTGGCAGCAGTAGAAGTAACTAAACCTGAAGAACTTTTACCAGGTGAACCAAGCCAAGCAACTTCATAACGAGTTGTTGCACTAGTTATACCTGGACTAGAAGCCCCATCAAAATACGCTCCAGCAGAAGCACCTTGAGCAATATTTTCAGCAATAATTCCGTTAGCATAAAAACCTACAAGCGCAGTTCCAGTCCCGAATAAACGCAGTTTTAAACCTGAAAAACTTACATCACCATAAACTGCGGTAGCTGAAATCTTTTCCCAACCACCAGCAAAAGTAATAGTTGTTGATGCGCTACCAATAGCACCAGTATTCGCAGCATTAACTAAAGTCAAACGCATAGTCATATCGGAAGCCTGCAAGCCATAAACATAAGCTGAAGCAACAACAGTGCCAGCAGAAGCCTGTTCAGAATTATATTTTAAAGCGTTCACTTCATTGAATAGCATTTCGGTAGCATTATTGGCTACCACAACTTGAGCAACATTTGCTGTCCCAGATTGATAAGGCGCAGACGGGTCTATTGTTGTTGCAGTTCCATAAACCCAACCTGTCGGAATGGCTGTGCCTGTGGCAGTAGAAGCAGTAGCAGTTGAAGGCGGTGAAACAAAGTTTTGTCTAACAACATTTGTGTAAGTGTAGTTAATAAAACTACGATCCTTAAAAGTGTAAATTGCTGAAGAATCACTATAAAAATCGCCTGGCTCACTGCGAGCAAGATTTTGTAAATAAGTTAAAACATTCTGACCAGAAGCCTGCTCATCAGCACCAACCATAGTTATACCTGCTTGAATACCTGCATAATCGGCTGCACTCCAAAGAAAACTACCTAAAACACGCTTCATCCTGTTGCTTGTAGGTTCAACAATTGCTTGAGTTCCACCGGCAAAAGTATAGTTACTGGCCTTAAATAAAACATCTAAAGCAGTTACTGTTGCTTGACCATCTAACCCTGCTTCACCGTAACTAAAATCCCAAGTTTGAATAAAGCCTGTAAAAACTCTTGTAGTCGTATTAGCGGTAACACGAATCTTGCCACCAGGCTGAACCATCGTATAACCGCCAGTAGTGTAATAAAGAATAGAGCTAGTGTTTAGCGGGTCAAAAATACGATCATTATTTACAAAAGTTATTGAAAGTGTGCCTGCCGAATAGTCATCTAAAGCCCTAGAAATACCACGACTAAAAGAAATACTTTTCACATAGTCTGAAACATTTTTATAGGCACTAGAACCAAACTGTATTTCAACAAGATATTGAGGTGAAGCCATTTATCTGCCATACTTACCAGTAGTTAAAACAGAAGGCAACGCACCATTAAGTTTTACATACTTAGCAATAGCATCAACAGTCGCTTTAGGGTCAGCATTAGTAACAGTTATATTAATGATGTTATTTGGTTTAGCATTTTTAGCTGCTTCAGCCTTAAATCCAAATAAATCGTGGATATCGCCTGTATTAGGGATACTCATAGTTTGACCATTTGAACCAGAAAAAACTGATGTAGTTGTAGTAGCTTGTGAACCTTTAGCCGCTAGTGCCGCTTTTATTGAAGCATCAGCCATTCCAGTAGCAACAGCAGCAGCAAACTGAGTGGCAGCAATAGCGGCAACACCTACCATCACAACAGAAATACCGGCTGCACCAGCACCAGCAACACCACCCAAAGAACTAGCAGCATTAGCACCTGCAATAGCTTTCATCGCTGTAACTAAACCAGCGACAGCCTTACCTGCACTTGCAAGCACCATGATACCTTTTAGAGCAATCAAAGCAGGTAAAGCCATAACTAATGTTTTTACAACATTGCCAAAACCTTTCATAGCATCACCATTACCGAACAAAGCAAAAAAGTCTTTCACATGACCGAAAGCATCTTTTACAGCATCCTTAATATTTGTAAACATTTTGCTTGCATCGCTGTTAGGGTCTTGGAAAGAATCAAGAAAAGCACTCATCTGATCTATCGGCCCACCAGGTTTGCTAATGTAATCAACAAAATCTGAGAGCAAAGGCAAAATGACTGCACCAAGTTTTTCTTTCAGAATGTCCATACTGTTGTTGAACTTCATAAAAGGGTCAGCGTTGATTGCAGCCATACCTTCGTATTCAGTAGTAAAATCACCTAAAACATCTTTAGACTTTTTAAGTTCAGGGAACATGTTTTGTAAAGATTTCGTATTTCCGTCATAGGCTTTGGCCACAGCTTGAGCAATTTTTGTTTGAGATTTACCTGAACCAGCAGCAGCATCAATAGTTATAGTAAGAAGTTTTTGAGCATCTTTAACATTATGAGTAACATTTCCAAACTTAGCGTAGGCAGGTCTAAGGTCATCGTCAAGGATTCCCGTTTGTAAAGACAATTTTTCAATAAACTTATCGGACTGCTTAATTTGTGCTTTAGTAGCCCCAGCATTTCTAACTAACTGAGTGTTAAGAAGTTTTGTTGATTTAGCATCACCTGAAGCAGCTTTAGCAGAATCTAAAAGCAAATCAGTTATCTGAGATATGCCTACACCAATACCAATAGCACCGATAGCACCCTTCAGCCCACTAAAACTGCCTTTGGCTTTACGAATACCTGAATCATCAAACTTAGATAAAAGTTTTACTATGACGGACATTAGTTAAGTTTCCTGTTCACCTTGGCTGCGTATCGTTCAATAACTAATTTTACTTCAGCCTGAACACTCGACAGACTTTTCTCGGCAGCAGGATAAACAAAGTTACTAGCACGCTTAGAACGAAGATGACGAATCATCTTTTGACCTTGAGTAGTAGTCCTATGCCTTCTCTCCCCATCCTTATAGGGATAAGCGTTAGTTACAGGCCTACGAACTTCACCAGATCCTTTACCTGCAACATCCGCTAAAGCAGTAGCAGGAGAAGAAACAACTAAAGCAGATAATGCTGTTGTCGCAGTTTTACGAGAACGGCCAGTCTTAAAACTTATAGTTACAGTATTGGCAGGCTTACCTGCACCCCAAGCTAAACGACCACGCGTATTAGCAACTTTTCTAACACCCGAACTAAAAGGATTTACTGAAGGAATAGCAGACTTAATATCTGTTTGCATAGGTTTAACAACTTGACGAATATCTTTTTTTAGTTGCTTAGTTATGCCAGGTTTAAGAGCTTCTAAATCTTTGATTAAAGCCTTAGCGTTAAATACGACATCGCTAGCCATTACCGCCCCTTTGATGTTGCAAAGCAAACAACATAGTATTTAGCATCCGATCTGATTCCTGAAGCAAAACTGATGGCGCAATACCTGTCGCAACCGCAAGATTAGCAATCAACCAATGCTGAGAATCAACACCGAGCGCGCTTAGGCTTTTGGGTCTGCAACCTGCACATCCCCAACAAGGTCAATCCAACCATCAAAGTTTTCACCAGTTTTCTTTAGCCTTGTTACAGCAAGCCAAGC